GAAGAACTTGAAAAGTGGGGAAACGAGACAAAACAGTTTAATATAGGTACAGTTGCATTATGTAAATCTAATAATGGATTTGGTCTTGCTGTTTATTATGAAGAAGGATGGATAAACTGCGGAGAATCGGGGGTAAGATGGAGCCCTTTAAAAGACCTGGAGGTCGTAGAGTCTTACTCCCCGCAGAAATCGAATTATGTAAAACAGTAGGTATAACAGAAGCAGAGTATTGGTATTTTGTAGAGTTAACACAAGCATATAATGGAAAAAGACCAAAAGAATATGATGAAATACCTTATATTATTAATATGCCAGCTGTTTCAGCCGTTGTAGGTTTTTTAACAAGTGGAACGGTTGCAGCTAATATAGTTTTGGGAGTAATTCTTACAGTAGTTTCTGTTTTATTAACACCAAAGCCTAGAGCACCTAAAACCCCTCCTAGTCTAACAACTGCTGGTCAAACAGGTCCAAAAAGATTTGCACCGCAAACAGGTTTCAATTCAGTACAGGAATTAGCAAGTCTTGGAGAAATAGTACCTCTTGTTTTTACTAAACAGGAAACAGAAACTGACGGAAATTATAGATTTTATTATGGTGGCGTTCGTGTAAATACAAGATTACTATGGTCTCAAATGTTGAGTCTTGGTACTGGTCAACAGTTAAAAGCTTTATTTATGATTGGTTTGGCAGATTTAGCAGCTAAACCAGAATTTGCAGGATATGCAATAGGTGACTTACTACTTAAAAATTATATAAATAAGAAATTAGCACTTTATATAATGACCAATGGTGGTAGACCACAGGAAAAAGAAGAAAGATATTCAGAAGGAAAGTTAGATCCTCAAGTAGATCGAAACGGAAGTACATTTGAAGATGTAATGTCTGTTGATTGGGATGAAAATCTTGGTGCTATAGATAATATTGTTAGCAGTGCAAGAACTCCTAATACACAAGTCCAGTTTGGAGCTTATACACCTATGCCAAACTCCATGAGATTTAGACTTCCTTATGAATTGGTTTTAAAACAAAAAAATTTAAAAGACGCAAACAGAAAAGATATAACAAAAAAAAGACAAAAAATAAGAACAAATTTTCCAAGATATTGTTCTCTTTATGCAATAAATGATGTAAAAGAGGATAGAACTAATGCACTTTTAAATGTAGATGACACTATAAGATATACTATTGCAGACTATGATACAGAAGAAGAGTTTGAAGATAAGTTTGAACCTTGGGGTGTAGAAGATGTTAAGTCTGCTGTTGATGCTACAAGAGAAGAAGCTGATGATGCTATTTCAATAGGAGAATCGTATTTAGCTGGTTCTGCTCTCGTTGTTTGTATAGATAGAAGTAATACAATTTGGAACTCTAAGACATATCAAAATGCTTATTTTAGGTGTGATACACCTGGACTGGTTGATATTAGAACAGGTACATCTGATTTAAAAGCTGCTCATAAAGGATATGAATTATTAACATTACAAAAAGTTGCTATTGGAACGATTAGTAATAGCAAAGCTTGTGATGTTACAGAAATAGGATTGAAGTCAAAAGTATTTAAGCAAGTTACAAGTTTTCCTAATGTAAATAGCCATCCTGGTGCAGTTGAAATGAAAGGAGTACCTCAAGATAGTACAGCTGGAGTTGTTAAAAGGTATCAAGATGATGATGGAAGTATTTCTCTTGGACCAATGAGTAAATTTCTGATGAGATATAGTTTTTTTAGATTACAAGCAAGAATAGCTGGTATTGTTGATGCTGATTGGAATTATATAGATGGAGGAGAGCCTTTTGGTATTAAAGGTAATTCACCACAACCGCAATATAATTTTATAAGAATTAATCATCATAGTAGTCCAAAAAAAGAATATGAATTTAGATTTCTTCCTTTTCCAGGTAACTTAATTAAAAGAAATTTTGTAGATCAAGCTGATAAGTTTGTTAAAATACTAAATTCTGCTGGAGAACTTCTTTCATATACTGAACGACCTAATGAAGAAACTTATCAAGTTTATTATAAAGGTAGTAGAGAAAACCTTACAAGTGGAGATGTATCGAACACTGAATGGCATTTAGGAGAATTACCAACTGCTGTTGATGGAGGTAAGGTTAATAAATTACTTCAGACTATTAATGGAACAATACCAAAATCCACAAGATGGATAGAAGTAGATAGAAAAACATCAAATATGGATGCAAATTTAAGAAATGAAGCTGTAATTCATTACACACCCAATACTCATGGCAGTACTTGGGTTTGGAGTACAAGTGATAGACCACCTCATTGGAGAGAATATTTTGGAAATAGAAATAGAACAATAAATGATCCTTTAAGAAGGCCTGATACCATTACTATCGGAGATCCTTATGTTCATCCTTATGTGGATCGTGATGATGGATTTCGATACGGTGTAGGTCCTCATATACAAACTTTTACAGGCAAACCAAAAAATAGACGTGGTGAATATTACGGAATAATTAAATATGAAATGAAAGAAGCAGATGTAGAACCTGTAGTACATGAAAATGTTTCAACGACAGGTGGCAGTGGTTCCGGCTTAAAAGTAAATCTTAAAGTTTATTTAGATCCAAAAAATAATCAATACGCTGCTGCTCAATGGGAAATTAGTGAAAAAGGAAGTGGTTATAAAGATGATGATAAAATTAATATTCCAGCTACAGGCAATTTTCCTGGTGAAAATGGAGTTAATATAGTAACTGATTTTAGTGAATTTGTAACAGAGCCTTGGCCTGAAGGTAAAAATTTAAATCCTTTTGATGCTATAAATGATTACTATCAATATGACTCAGAACGTAGTAGTCATTTAGAAGGACCAGAACATGAAATTGTTTATGTAAACGAACAAAGTAGTTTAGGTTTTTCACCTCAATATGCTGTAAATGATGTTGGTATTGCTAATGTTGCTTTACGTCTTAGCAGTTCAAAAGAATGGAACAGCTTTTCTCAATTTTCTGTATATATTAAAGAAGGTATTAAAGTTCAAAGATTAGTAAATAATACAACTGGTGCGACTAATTTATTTCCTGAAATTGTTTATGCTCTGTTAACAGACAAAAGATTTGGCCTTGCAAATTCTATTGGAGTAAGTTCTGTTGATAAAGATAGAATGACTATTGCTGCTAAATTCTGTGAAGCAAATCATTTCTATTGGGATGGAGTTATTACTGATAAACAAAATGTAAGAGAATTTATATATCAAAATGCAATATTTAATTTATTGGACTTTACAATTCTTGGCGGTAAATTTTCTTTATATCCTTCAGTGCCTTTTGGTTCTGATACATATTTAATTGCAAAAGCAAAAAAACCTACAGTTAGAGCATTATTTACAGATGGAAATACACGAAATTTAAAAGTAAGTTTTTTATCGCCTGAAGAACGTCAAAATTTTATAGGTACGGTTTATTACAGAAAAGAAGTACCAAATGGATTTCCTGAAACTCAATCACTTACTAAAGCAGTTGCTGAAGATGATTTAATAACGCAAGATCAAATAGAAAAATTACCAACAGAAGTATTTGATATGTCAGATTTTTGTACAAGTGAATCTCATGCTGAAGCATTTTTAGAACACGCTTTAATGATTAGAAAAAAAGTAGATCATGGTATAAAGTTTGAAACTACTCCTCAAGCTGCATTAGGGTTAAAACCTGGTGATTACATAAGATTTATTTCTGAAGCTACTCATACCAGTAGATTTGAAAATGGTGTTATTTCAGACTCTGGTATTGTCCAAAGTGTAGGAAATAATAGTTTAACTGATGTAAGTATTTATTATTGGAAACCTGGAACTGATGAAGTTTTAGAAACTACTTTAAATGTTGTAAATGGTAAAGCTACAGATGCTAATTTAAATGGATCAGTTTTTACAGTAAAACAAACAAGTGAATCAAATAGATTATATAAAGTCGAATCGCTTACTTATAATGATGAAGGTTTAATAGAGGTTTCCGGAAGTCATGCACCTCTTTTATCTGATGGAAGTCTTGCTACAATAAATTATAATTCACTTAACGATTTTACAGGTTTATAATGTCAATTAATATATCTTTTCCTAATATAAAACCTACATCTAGGAGTTACACTCCTGGAAATTATCCACAAGTAGAATTTGTTGCACAGAATGGTGCAAAAACTGTAATTAGGTATGGAAATAAACAGGTAGATGCAAAATTAACATTAAATTTTACAAATATTTTAGACTCAGAGGCTTTTGAAATTTTAGAAAATTATAGAGAAGTAAATTCTGTATATGATTATGTTACTTTTAACTCTGAATCAGGTTTAGCAGGTATTGGTGGTTCTGGAAATACGTCACCTGACGGTTCGTTGACTAATTTAGCTTCATACGTTTCAGCAGGTGGTTTAGGGTTAAGATATAGATACGAAAGTCCTCCTACGATCACAAGTGTCAGACCTAATAGATCAAATGTTCAATGTAAATTTGTCGCATGCCTTGATGGGGATTAGAATGTATTTAAAATTAAACTAAAAAGATGTCTAAGTACTATTCAGGCCAAGATGGTCAGATGTTTGTTGCTGATGGAGTTCAAACAATAGATACTAATAGCGACTCTATTGCTAAAGTAAGATCTTGGTCTTTTACTATTAATACATCTGTTTTAGAAACTGTTTCTTTAGGTGATTTTGATAGAACAATAATTCCTGGAATAAGCAGCACCACTGGTTCGTGTAGTATTTATTATTATGCAGACACTAGCAGTGACCATAATTCAGGACTTTTATCAAGCGTAATATTAAAGAAAATATTACCGAGAAACGGTATCACTCCGGTAAGTGAAGAAAGGCCAAAAGTAAGATTTAGATTGCAGGTAGACTCAAATCATTATATAGATATGAACGCTGTTATCACTTCATTTAATATGACAAATGCAGTTGGAGAAATAATGGCAGCAGAAATATCGTTTGAAGCTGACGGAATTCCTACTGAAAGTCGTTATTAATGTCTATATATTTTGGATCAACAGGTTTTATTGAATTAAAACGTGATGCTTTAAATTCTGAAATATCAACATCTATTAACCCTGCTGACGTAAATACAGCTAAAAAAAGATTTTCTGTAGAAAAGGTTAATGGATCATTAATTACAGGAGATCAAATTGAAATAGAAACTACTGACGGAAGTAATTTAGAATTATTATCTAATCATAGTTTTCCTGACCTTCGTAAATATATCCATATTGATGATATGGGTGGAATAAAGCTATATAACACCTTTTCTTCCGCTTTGGCTGGTGAAGTGACAGATGCACTTACATTAACTACACCTTCTTCTACAAAAGATATATTAATACGCACCAGAAATACTAGATTTAGACCACTTGCAAAGATTACTGAATTTGAGATTACAACAACAAGAGATACTGTTGATATTACTAATTTAGGATCTGAATTTAGAAAACAATATGAAAATGGTCTTATATCAGGACAGGGAACAATACAAACAATATGGCAACATA